GCCCATGTCATCGAACATGGGTTCAAGTCGTTACTCCTCAAAACCAAGCGGGATGCTGGTGGAGAGGTGGCGAGTACGCCACCCGACGCCGGCCTGATCTCCTTTGCGGAAGAGATGCGGCGTCTAAGCCAAGTCTAATCCACAGGAGACCACGGCCAATGGCTGACGGTGCAATCCCCCAGGAACTGAAGTCCAGCCTCGAAGCCTTCCAGGGCACGCTCGCGACGATGCGCGGGAAGATGGATGAGCTGGAGAAGCAGACCAAGAAAGGCGCCGAAGACGCTGTCACCAAGGCGGAACTCAAGAAGGTCGAGACCGCCTACGACAAGCTCAAGGACGACATTAATTCTCTGGTCAAGAGCCAGCGCCGGCAGCTGGTGGCGGCAGAGCAGGCGAAGTCGTCTGAAATCGAAACGAAGGCCAATCTCGAGGTGGCCACGTGGATCGGCGCCGATGGCGATCTTGCCAAAGGCGCCGCCCATCGCCTCGCCTATAAGGAGGCGTTCAACAAAATGGTGCGCCGTGGTGAGAAGGCGCTCACCCCGGACGAGCAGAAGACGCTATCGGTCGGCTCCGCGCCCGATGGCGGCTACTACGTTGAGCCGGTGCGCTCGGACAACGTGATCACGCGCCTGCGCGAGACGTCGCCCATGCGCGACATCGCCTCTTCGATCACGATCTCGTCGAACTCGATCAAGTTCCCGGTCGACCGCGACGACGCCGGCTATGAGTGGGTCAGCGAGCAGGGCACCCGCAACGCCACCAGCACGCCGCAGGTCGGCGAACTGGAGATCCCGGTGCACGAAGTCTCGGCCATGCCGAAGGCGACGCAGAACCTGCTCGACGATGCCATGTTCGACGTCGAGAGCTGGCTCAACCAGAAGGTGGCCGATCGCTTCTCGCGCGCCGAGAACACGGCCTTCATCACCGGCAATGGCACCTCGCGCCCCGCTGGCTTCCTGAGCCAGGCACAGGGCACGTTCGTGACCACGACGGACGCGACCCGCGCGTTCGGCGCGCTGCAGTACATCGCCACGGGCGTCTCGGGCGGCTTCGCGGTGGCATCGACCGCGGTCAGCCAGGCCGACAAGATGCTCGACCTGATCTTCTCGTTCAACGCCGGCTACCGCGCGAACCTGCGGTGGACGATGAACAAGACGACGCTGGCGCAGGTCCGCAAGTTCAAGGATCAGCAGGGCAACTACATCTACAACCCGATGCTGGGCGCGCAGGGCGTGATCGACATGGTGCTGGGGTACCCTGTGACCGAATTCTCGGACATGGCGGATTACTCCACGGCCAATGCGTTCGCGATTGCGCTGGGCGACTTCAAGCGCGGCTACCTGATCGTCGACCGCCAGGGCATCCGCCAGTTGCGCGATCCCTTCACCGACAAGCCGCGGGTGCTGTTCTACACCACCAAGCGTGTCGGCGGCGCCATCATCGACAGCGACGCGATCAAGGTGCTGAAGTTCGGCACGTCCTGATCTGAGCCACGACCCACAGGCGGGGTTGCGGCCCCGCCTGATCATCTCGCACCCCATCTAGGAGAACGTGACCATGATCGGTCAGGACCTGCACAATACCCTTCGCTACACCTTGGGCATCGCGCCCGCCGCCAACGCCAACCTCGGCACCACCGCGCTTACGAGCGCCATCATCGACTGCGCCGACGCGATGGCGACCGAGTTCGTCATCATCACGGGCACCCTTTCGGATGCCGACGCGGTCTATTCGGTGCTGCTGGAGGAGGGCGACAACAGCGCGCTTTCCGACAACGCCGCCGTGGCTGACGCTGACATGCTGCCGGCTGGCACGGGCCAGGAAGCGGCTGCTGGCTTCACCTTCGCGAACGACAGCGTCGTCCGCACCCTCGGCTACGTCGGCATCAAGCGCTACGTGCGCCTGACGATCACGCCGACGACCACGGCCGACAGCGGCAACACGCCGATCGCGGTGCTGGTCGTCCAGAAGCCCCGAGCCCGCGCCAACGTGCTCGGCTCGTAAGACTAAACGGGGCGGCTTCCGGGCCGCCCCAACGCCTGGGTGGGGTGAGGGATGCGGTATCTTGTCGGCGGCATGCGGCCGCCCAGCGAACAGCAGACGGTGCGGGTGCTCATGCTGCGGGATGCATGGGGGGCCCCGGATGGGATCACCCGAACGTTCTACGCAGGCGGGCAGGAATACGACCTGCCTACCGACCTGGCCGAGTGCTTCTTCTCGACCTCGGATGCCGATCCTGCCGAGGCGCACATGCAAGCCAAGGATGCCGCGCAGGAGCCTCTAGGAGCGCCACAGGCGGCCGAGGGTACGCCTGAAGGGACCAGAAAGGCTCGCGTGGCTCGTAGGGCCAAATTTGGGGCATCCACGGGGGTCTAAATGCTCACCATGAGCAAGCAAAGCGGGTCCGGGTCGCTGGAGTTGGTGACCCCTGCAACTACGCCACTCGTCACCGTGGCCGAGATGAAGGCGCACGGGCGCCTGGATACTATCCCCGAAGGCGACGATTTTATGGAGGCCCTCGTCGAAGCGGCCACCGCGCGCGCCCAGGACATCACCCGCCGCGCCTTCCTGACCGAGGCCTGGCGCCTGACCATGGACAACTGGCCAGGGGCGGCCGTGGACGAGTGGTGGAACGGGGTCCGCGAGGGCATCCCGAGCACGTTCGAGGCAACCAGCTTCCTGATCCGCAAGGCGCCGTTCCTAGCGGTGGAGGCGGTCTGGACCGTGGACGAGGGCGGCGCCGAAACCGAGTGGTCATCGAGCAACTATTTCGTCACGACAGAGGCGGGCTTCGGCCGCGTGGCCAAGCGGCAGGGCGAGATTTGGCCGCTGATCGTGCCACCCGTGCGCAGCGTCGGCGGCATCCGCATCCAGTTCACCGCCGGCTATGGCACTGACCCGACCGACGTGCCGGCGCCGATCCGACAGGCGGTGAAGATGATCGCCCAGCACCTCTACGAGAACCGCGAAGCGCAGGAGATCCCGAACGCCGCCGCGATGATCCTCTCGCGCTACAAGGTGATTGGCTGATGGCCAAGGAACCCGGAGCCGGCGACCTCAACGAGCGCGTGACGGTCCTGTGTCGCAGCAGCACGCGCGACGCCATCGGCGGGCAGATCGAGACCTGGCAAGTGCGCTGCCATGTCTGGGCGCTGGTGCAGCCCATGAGCGCGGGCGAGCAATACCGCCGCCAGCAGATCCAGGCCAAGGCCGACTGGAAGGTAACGGTGCGCTACAACGGCGACATCGCGCCGGCCGATCGCCTGTCCTGGCGCGGCCGCACGTTCGAGATCAAAGGCATCCTCAACCCGGACATGCGCCGCCGCTTCCTCGACCTTGCCTGCGAGGAGCTGCAGGTCGCCCCAACACAGGTGCACGCCTGATGCTGTGGATGATCAACCAGCCGAAAGAGATCCAAGAGGCGACGCTGGACGCTGAGACGCTGGAGGCATTGCACCAGGGCCTGCTGGGCGCGATCGCGCTGATGGTCGGCGATGCCAAGCGCTCGGTCGCGCGAGGGCCGAAGACCGGCCGCATCTACATGAAGGGCAAGAACCGGAACATCAGGCACCAGGCCTCGGCGCCCGGTGAGCCGCCGGCGACGGACACCGGCAAGCTGGTGAGTTCCATCGTCGGTGATGCGAAGGTGGTCGACAAGCAGGTGCAGGGCTTCCTCGAAGCGCGCACCGCCTATGCCGGCTATCTCGAGTTCGGCACCCGCAAGATGGCGGCGCGCCCCTTCATGACGCCGGCCGTCATGCGCAACCGGGACCGGGCCATCGCCCTCATGCGTGACGCTGTGCAGCGTAAGGCCAGCGGGTTTCGCACGAAATGACGGACCGCACCGCCGAGATGCTCGCCGCCATCTACACGACGCTGTCGGCCGACGCCACGTTGACCGGGCTGCTCGGTGGAAACACGGGCCGCATCTTCAATGGCGTGCCGCCCGGCCAGGCCGCGCCCTACATCGACATCGGCGAAACGACCGCCAACAATTACTGGACCTCGAGCGGCGACGGCCAGGAGCACACGCTCACCGTTCACTGCTGGACCGAGCAAGCCGTTCACGGCCAATCCGCGCGCATGCAGTGCACCAAGATCATGGCGCGCGTGCGCGATTTGCTGCACTACCAAACGATCGCACTGTCGGCCGGGAATATGCCGTCGCTGTGGTGCGAGTTCGCCGAGACCATGGCTGACCCCGACGGCAAGTCCCAGCATGGCGTGCTGCGTTTCCGGGCCGTGACAGAGAACTAGGAGCGCAACATGGCTAAGCAGAAGGGCAGCGATATGCTGCTCAAGCTCGACACCACAGGGTCGGGCAACTACACGACCATCGGCGGCATTCAATCGAGCCGCTTCAACATGCGTCGCGGCGACGTCGACGTGACCAACCAGGGCAGCGCGTCGAAGCACCGCGAGCTGCTGGAAGGCGCCTCGATCTTCTCGGTGTCGGTTTCTGGCAACGGCGTGCTCGACAGTGCAGCCCCTTGGGCCACGCTGCGCGCGCTCATGATGGCCGGCACCATCCGCAACTGGCAGATCATCGTGCCCGGCGATGCCACCTACACCGGCCCGTTTCAGATCACCCAGCTCGAAAGCCAGGGCCCGCACGACAAGGAAGTCACGTTCTCGATCTCCCTCGAGAGCGGCGGCGTCATCAGCGCGGCCTGATAGGAGCACACCCCCATGACTGCACTTACCGTTACCGCCGCCAACGTCGTGCCCCAGAGCAACGCCGTCTTCGCCGACCACGTCGCCGGCGAGACGATCACCGCCGGCATGTCGGTCTACATCAGCACCTCGGACGGCAAGGCGTACAAGGCCGACGCCAACGCGTCGGCGCTGACCTCTGTCGCGCGCGGCATCGCCACGCACGGCGCGTCGAACGGCCAACCTCTTCGCGTTCAGATCGGCGGCGACATCAACATGGGGGCCACGCTGACCGTTAACACGGCCTACATCGTGGGCGCGACAGCCGGCGACGTGGCCCCGATCGCGGACCTCACCACCGGCTGGTACGGGGCGCTGCTCGGCATCTCCATCTCAACCTCTGTCCTGCGGCTCGCCGTCACCAACACCGGCGTCGCGTCGTAAGGCAATCGCGGGGCGGGTCCAACGAGGCCCGCCCTTTCCACATCAGAAACGGGGAACACATGACAGCCAACCCGCTCCGCGGCGAAGCCGAGATCGAAATCGGCGGCCAGAAGCACCTCATCTGCATCAATATGGGCACGCTCGCGCGTATCTCGGAGGCCTGTGAAGCGCCTACCTTCGCCGCACTGCAGGAGAAGGCCTTCGAACTCGCGCATATGCCGCGCATCGTGCGCGCGTGCCTCGACGGCAACGGCATCAAGGACGTCACCGACGAGCAGATCAATGCCATGGACTGGCCGCAGTACATCGAGCAAGTGATCCCCGCCCTTTTCCGCACAAAGGCCAAGGGGGACAATGACACGGACCCTCCGAAGGGCCAGCGGAAGAGGTAACGATCTCCGACTGGCTCGAGCAGCAGATAGAGTTTGCGCTCGGCTTCCTCCGCTGGAGTGAGGCCGATTTTTGGTTGTGTTCGTTGCGTTCCTGGGATCGCGCGATTGCCGGCTATGCCCGTTCGCGCGGCATCGAGACAGGCGGCGGCATGAGCCGCAAGCGCCTCGAAGACCTCAAAGCCCAATACCCCGACAACTAGAGAGATAACCACATGGCCGACGTGGCGATGGGGAATCTGCGGTTCGACCTGACCGCGGACAACTCCCAGTTTATGGCTGCTGTGAAGCAGGCCAAAGAAGCGCAGACGCAGGCTGCGTCGGAGATGGGCTCGAAATTTGCAGATGCGGCGCAGCAGTCTCAGCGGTCGCTGATGCAGATGGCGGAAGCCGCTGGCGCGAAAGTCGTCGAGCTCACCTTGAAGCTGCAGCAATTGGGCAAGACAGCCGGCGAGGTCTGGAGCAAGGGCGCAGAAGGTGCTGAAAAGGCCACCACTGAAGGCTTCAGCAAGCTTTTCACCTTCCTTGAGGGGGGCGTCACAGCGCTGCTCGCAAAGGTCGGTGGCATTTGGGGGAAAGTGGCGGCAGGTGTCATCCTCATTCTGCAAGGATCCGGCGCTTGGGACGCCGGCTGGGAATACCTTAAGAAGAAGACCGCCGGCGCGCTTGACGGCCTTTTCAGCAAAGAAAGCACAGAGAAGGCGACCCAGAGTATACGTGATGGGCTCATTGCGACCGCCGCAGTGACTGGCAGTCTTATGGGTAATCTGTTTGATCAGGGCACGCTCGACGAGCAGCAGAAGCGCGTCGAGACCTGGGCTGACGGCATCCAGAAAAAGATGAACGAGATGGTGGAAGGCGTGCGTACCGCGCTCCAAAAGATCGCTGGCACCTTTGACGGCATCTCGGACGCTGTCAAAAAGGCTATTGATGGCCTGAAGGAGCGGACCGCAAACGAGCGCTTCCAAACCGGTCTTTTGGGGAAGGATCGCGGCGAGGTCACTGAGGCAACTGAGCGCAAGCGGCTGCTCGAGGAGATCGGCAAGGAGTACGACGAGCTTAACGAAAAAGAGAAGAAGCTTTTCGAAACCGAGCTGCAAAACCGGATTGATGCTGCCAACGATCGCGAGGGGCGTCAGAAGGAAATCGACCAAACTCGGCAGCGCGAGCAGGCCGTCCGCTCGCTAAGCGCCGCGCTGGAGCGCCAGGGGCAATTGGCTCTGGCCAACGCGCGCGGCACAGACGGGAAAAGTGCGTTTGATCGCGCGATGGAACGATCCAAGGCAACGGCCGACGGCTTCGCCGGGGGCCGGGTAACCGGGCTCGCTGAAGATCCGAAGATTGCATACGACCGCCTGCGGGAAGCTCAGCGCGCGCAGTTGGCCGCAAATGACAAGTACCGCTCAGATATCGAGCGTATGCAGCGCGAGGCCGGCGACAAGGGCGCCATGGATATTGCGAACCTCGGCGCTAGCCCTGCGGCCGCCGAGCAGCGGCGCGTCGAACTGGAGCTGTCGAACAAGGCCAAGCGCGAGGGCGTGGTGCTCGATCAATACCAGGTCGAGATCAACAAGAGCATCGCGTCCAGCATGGGCCAGATCGCCCAAGCCACGGCCGAGGCCCGCGAGCGCTATGAGGCGTTCCGCGAGGTGGGCCGCACGGTCGCGAGCAGCCTGGAAGACGCGTTCGGCAAGTTCATCAACGGCACGCAGGTCCATTGGAAGGAATTCATCAACAGCCTGCAGCAGGATCTTGCCAAGCTGGCTTTCCGGCGCGGGATCGAGAGCCTGCTCACCGGCGGCGTCTCAAGCGGAGGCGGTCTGTTCGGCTCGCTGGCCGGGATCTTCGGCGGCTTCCGTGCCGGCGGCGGTTCGGTCGGCTCCGGCAAGGGCTACATCGTCGGCGAGAACGGCCCGGAAATGTTCGTCCCGCAGTCTGCTGGCTCCATCGTGCCAAATCACGCAATGGGTGGTGGTAGTGGCGCGACGACGATCAATATGCGGATCGATCTCGCGGGCGCCAACGGCGACGAAACCATTGCGCGGATCTCCGCACAGGCGGCCCGCCAGGCGGCCATGCAGGCGGTCCAAGCGTCGAACGATGCATTCCCGCAGCGCCAGCGGAGCCTGCAATTGCTGGGGGCCTGATGTCTTTCTACCCGTCTCTGCTCTACTTCCCCGAAATGCTGATGCGCGAGCGGCGCATCAAATGGGAACTGCTCGCGCCCGCCCTCACCGGCGGGCGTGCGCTGTCCGGCGCCACCCCATCGGCGCGGCTCGATGGCGGCGGCATCTGGGCCTGCGAGATGTCCGACGTGCAGGTGTCAAGCGCCGACCACGTGCGGACCTGGCGGGCGCTGGCGGCCATCCTCGACGGTGGCGCAACGCCGATCGTAGTCGCGACGCGTGATGTGCGCTTTGCCCCATGGCCGAGCGCAGTCACGGACCTTTACGAGAGCACCAATTCCGACGACAGCACGTGCTCCGACGGTGGGGTGTACGTTTCGAGCGTGATCCAGGCCGAGGTCGCCGCCGATGCCGCGATCCGCGCGACGAGCCTCACGATCAGCATGAACATTGGGGCCGCGCTGCGGGGCGGCGAATACTTCAGCATCGAGCACGAAACGTTTTCGCACCGGCTCTATCAGGTCGGGCAAGTCACCGTGAACGGCGACGGCGACTATGTGTGCACCATCCGGCCGCCGCTGCGCGAAGCCGTCGTGGCTGCAACGCGCGTCGAATTCGACTACCCCAAGTGTGTGATGACGCCGGCGTCGCCCGACGCCATGAGCCTCGTGCTCGAGCAGCGGTATCACGCGTCGACCACCGTCCGCTTCATCGAAAGCTTCCCGCCTTGGGGCTGATATGACCATCACGCTTGCAGATGCGCTCGCATCGGGCGCGCCCCGTATCGGCATCTTCTTTCGGCTTGCCGTGGATCCTGTGATCCGGCTCTGGCTCGGCGTTGGCGACTGCAAGGCCGGCATCGACACGACCGATGGGGATGGCGCCACCTATCACGGGCTCGGCGAAATGATCAACGTCCCGACCTTCTCGCAACTCGTGAACGGTGCCGCCGATCGCGTCGAATTCCAATTGAGCGGCATCTCGCAGCGCACGCTGGCGCTGGCTTCCACCGACGCCGACGAGGTCAAGGGCGCGGCACTGCTGATCGGGCTCGGCGTCTTCGACAGCGACTGGCAGTTGATCGCGCAGCCAACGTGGATCCGGCGTCTGACCGCCGACTTCATCTCGATCAAACTCGACTCCCCAGGCGGCGACAGGCCGCCGGTGCGCACGTTGACGCTGTCGGCGCGTACGTTCCTCACCGGGCGCCGTCGCCCCGCGCTGTCGTTCTTCACAGACCGCGACCAGCAGGCAAAGTCGCCGGGAGACGCGTTCTGCCAGCGTACCGTCCTCTATTCCGCTCAGGCCGTGAAGACATGGCCCCGCTTCTAGCCAGCTTTCTGTCCGAGGCGGGCCGCCGCGGCTTCGCGCGCGGGCGCAACGACTGCATGCTGTTTGCCGCCGATTGGGCGCAGCGCCTCACAGGCGAAGATCCGGCCGCCGCCTTCCGCAATGTCTACGACAACGCGGAAGCCGCAAACGCCATTCTGCAAGAACATGGCGGCGCGCGCGCAATCACGGCATCGTTGCTTGAGCCGCTGGGATGGCGGCGCGTGGATGCGCAACGCGCAGGAGACATTGCAATCGTGATGCCGCCGACCCTAGCCGAGGAGATCGCAGCCGTTTGCGTTGACGCCCGCCGCGTCGCGCTCCTGAGCGTGCGCGGCCTGGTCGTGTGGCCGCTTGCCCCCGTGGAGGTGTGGCGCCATGGCTGAGGTGGTCGGCGCCCTGCTCATCGACGCGCTCATCGGCGAGTCGTTCATTGCGGCCGGCGGCTGGGCTGTCACCGTCGCGCCTGCCACGTTGGGCGGGCTTTCGGCGGGTGTGATCGGCTCGGGCGTGCTCATTGGCGGCGCCTTGGTGGGCGGCGCCCTCGTTGGCAGCGCCCGCCCGTCCGAAACCGCCTTCGCAGTGCCGAAGCCATCCGACGGCACGCAGAACATTCGCCAGGCCATATCGCCGCGCATCATGGGCTATGGCCGCGCGCGTTTGGCGGGGGCATTTGTCTGCTACGAGGCCGGCACCAACGGCTACAGCTACGACATTCTCGCCCTGCATGAAGGGCGCATCGAGGCCGTGCAGCTCTACTATCTGCACGACGACCTCGTGACCATCAACACGGGCACCGGCGGCTTCGTAACGGCGGTGGTCGGAAGCGACGACGGCCGCTATGTGGGCAGCGTCGTGATCCAGACGCGCCTGGGGAATGCCCGCGAAACGGCGTACGGCGACGCCGTGACCGGGTTGACGCCGACGTGGACCGATGCGTTCCGGGGCGATGGCGTGGCGAGCGTGTTCCTCCGTTGCGCGCCCGTTGCGCAGGAGAACTATTATACGGTCTATCCGCGCGGCCTTCCCGCGGTGTCCGTGGTGGCCGACCTCTCGCCCGTGTTCGACCCCCGTGACACCACAAAGAGCCGCGCCGACCCGCACCGCTGGAGCGTCAGCCGCAACCCCGTTCTGCAACTGATCCACTACCTGACCGACCCGCGCGGGCTTGGGCTCGATTGGGACGAGATCATCGCGCCGAACCTGACGGCGCTCATGGCGCAGGCCGACATCTGCGACGAGCAGGTGACGAAGGTCGGCGGCACCGAGCCGCGCTATCGGTCCTCGGGCTGGTTCTACCTGACCACTGACCCGGCCGACGTTATCGCGTCGATCCTCGCGACCTGCGACGGGTGGATGGCCGAGGCGGGCGATGGCACGATCACCATCCAGGTCGGCAAGTATAGCACGCCGACGATCACATTCACCGATGACCATATCATCGGCTTCACCATCGACCACGGCGTGCCCGACGAGGAAGCCGTGAACGAGATCAAGTTCTCTTACAACGCCCCCGACAACGACTACCGCGAAGCGCCCGGAACGCCGTGGCGCGACGAGGTGGCCATCTCCGAAAGCGGGCAAGTCCGCTCGCAAAACCTGTCTCTAACCTGGGTGCAGTCGCACTCGCAGGCCCGCCGGCTGGCAAAGCGGGCCATGGCGCGGCACCAGGCGCGGCTGCGCGGCACGCTGGTCACGACCCTTTACGGCATGATGGCCCTCGGCAAGCGGTGGGTGGGCGTACAATCGAACTTCATCGATGACCTCACCGACGCCGTGATCGAGGTCACGCGGGCGCGCGTCGACATCGCAAACGCGCGCGTCAGCTTCGATTGGGTGCTCGTCAACCCCAATGAAATCGACGCCTGGGATGCCGCCACCGAGGAAGGGTATGCCCCCGTCTTCCCCGGCAAGATCACGCTGCTGCCGCTCTACGTGCCGACCAACGTGGTGGCCTCTGGCATTTCTGGCAGCCGCCTGCAGGTCGTGATCGACGACCCGAACCGGCCGGATCTGGTCTATGCCGTCGAGTATCGCATCGGCTCCGGCCCGTGGACGCGCGTCACCTTCACCACCTACACGCCGAGCGCCGGCCGCATCACGCTCACGACCGCGGCGCTTCCCGCTGCAACGTACAACGTCGGGGTCGCATCGATCGGCACGCAGGGCTCTCTCTCGTCCTGGTCGTCGACTGTTACTGCGACCGTCACCTAAAGGCGACTGCCCATGAGCTTTACGAAGCTGTTCTCGGAAATCTGGCGGGACTTCATCACAGACGGCGTTCCCTCGTCCGGCGTGCATGATGTGGTCAAATCCGATATGCGCGCGTGGGGGGCCGAGGTCGAGGCGATGGTCACGCAAGAGCACGTGACGCTCACCGAGATGGCCGAACCATCGACGCCGACCAGCGGAACCGCAGTGCTCTACGCGGACACCAACGGCTACCCCATCGTAAAGCGCGATGACGGTTCGACGATCAATCTGGTCTTTCTCACGGAGCCGACCGACCTATGACAGCCACCCCCGTAAAGCTCCAGACCCCGAAGCTCGGCCTCGTCCAGATCGTCAACGCCGACAGCACCAATTGGAAGACCGTCTATACCGCAGCCGCGGCGGCGAAGCTGGTCGCGCTGGGGGCCTGCAGCGATGATACCTCCTCGCGCGTGATCCAGGTGTCGATCCTGCGCAGCGCCACGAATTACATCATCGGCGCGGTCAGCGTTCCGACTTTGTCAGGCACGGACGGCTCGACGGCGGCGGTTGACCTGATCGGGTCGCTGTCGCCGCAGCTTCCCCTCGATGCGGATGGCCAGCACTACCTGCTGCTGCAGTCGGGCGACGTGGTGCAAGTGAAATCCACCGTTGCGGTCACGTCGGGAAAAATCGTGCACGTGTCCGGCACAGCCGCAGAATTCTGAGGAACGCCCGCATGTTCGTTACGCCAGGATCACGAGAAGGCCGGCTGCGGTCGCGGATCAGCGTCCGCTCGCGCACGACGCGGCACACGTCGAACACGGCCCTGTTCGCGGCGGCGAATGAGATCACGGGCTTCCGGCAAACCTGGTATGTGCGCCGGCCTGGCGTGGTCACGTGGAATTTCAAGTGCGAGGTGATGCACCGCAACCTTGTGACGGGCGTCATCGCCTATTCGGGGCGTGGCTATTATCGGTACGGCGCCACGCCGGCGGCCGCCGCGGCCGCGAGCCTGATCGGCCCCGATGGAGCGGTCGGTGGCGGCAACATCTACGACATCGTCGACCACTACGGCAACGCGGTCTTCAACAACAGCTTTCCCGTAGTGCCTGGCTACTATCAGTTCAGCGTATGGATGCTGTCCGATACGACCACGCCGCACACTGATGGCAACTGCGCGGAAATTTCCCGCGGCGGCCCCACCAATCCTTACAACGCTTTCACTGTGACCCTCGTCGAGGGTGCCGCATACGGCTAACGGGGAACCGCAATGGCACTCAGCAAAACGGGCGACGAAATCTGGCGCGACTACGAGGTCGATGGCGTGCCGGCGTCCGGCGTCCACGACATCATCAAGTCGGACATGCGCGACTGGATGGCGTTTATCGAGGGCCAGGGCGTCTCGACACTCAACGACGGAACGGCGGCTGCGCCGGTGCTGGCGTTCGGCGCCGATCCAAACACTGGCATTTACCGCGTCACGACGGACACCTTCGGCATCGCCGCTGGCGGGCAGCGCGTGGCCTCGTTTGCGCAGGCTGGCCTGCAGCTCGGCGTTGCCGGCACGCTTTTGGGCGCGCTCATCCTGGCCGGATCGACCAGCGGCACAACGACCATCCAGCCGGCCGTGGCGGCATCTGGGACGCTTACACTCCCTGCGGCTACAGACACGCTTGTCGGCCGCGACACCACCGACACCCTCACGAACAAGAGCCTCACCAGCCCGACGCTGACCGGCACGCCGATCGCACCCACCGCGGCGAACGGCACCAATTCCACGCAGATCGCGACGACGGCCTATGTTCTGGCGACGCGTCTCGATCAGTTGACCGCGCCCACCGGCAGCGTCTCGTTCAATTCGCAGCGCATCACGAGCGTTTCCGATCCCTCGAGCGCGCAGGATGCCGCAACAAAGGCCTACGTCGACAGCGTGGCGCAGGGGCTTGACGCAAAGCCCAGCGTGAAATGCGCCACCACGGCCAACATCACCCTCTCGGGTGAGCAGACCCTTGACGGTGTTTTGACGAGCGCCAGCCGGGTACTGGTCAAAAACCAGAGCACGGCCAGTCAGAACGGTATTTACGTCTCGGCCGCCGGGGCGTGGACGCGCGCGACCGACTTTGACGCCTGGGCCGAGGTGCCTGGCGCCTTCGTGTTCGTGGAGGAAGGCACCACGCTCGGCTATAGCGGGTGGGTGTGCACCAACAATACCGGCGGCACGCTCGGTTCGACCTCTGTTACGTGGACACAGTTCTCGGACGCTGGCAGCTACACGGCCGGCACCGGCCTGCAGGTCACGGGCACGCAGTTCAGCATCGACAACAGCACGGTGGCGACGCTCACAGGCTCGCAGACGCTGACGAACAAGACGCTGACAAGCCCGGCGATCAACGCGCCGACGATAGCCGGCGGCACGCATACAGCCATCACGTCGTTCGGCCTGCGGTCTTCCGGCTCGGGCGCGTTCGACCTCACGCTAGCCAACACCGAGAACCTGACGGCTGGGCGCTCGCTCACCATCAAGGTCAACGACGCAGCACGCACGATCGACATTGCCGGCAATCTGACGCTGGCGGCCGCCTTCACCACTTCGGGCGCCAATGCTCTGACGCTGACCACGACGGGCAGCACGAACGTCACGCTGCCGACCACCGGTACGCTTGCGACGCTCGCGGGCAGCGAAACGCTGTCGAACAAGAGCCTGACTGCGCCGGTTGTGACTGGCCTGCTCGATATCCAGCAGACCGTGGCGGCGACGGGTGACATCACGCCGTCGCAGATCACGGCCGACCAGAACGACTACAACCCGACCAACTTGGCGACCTCCTCGGTCTTGCGCATTTCGACGGACGCCTCGCGGAATATCACCGGCCTGCAGGGTGGCTCGGATGGCCGCTTGATCTGGGTCTATAACGTCGGCTCGTTTGCGGCGGTTTTGAAGGACGAAAGCGCGTCCTCGACGGCAGCCAATCGATTCGGGTTCGGGGCTGATCTCACGCTCGGGTCGAAGCAGGGCGCGGCGCTGATCTACGACAGCACCGGCCAGCGCTGGCGCCAGGTCGGCGGGCCGTCGTCGAGTGGAGGCGGTTCGGGCACTGTGACGAGCGTCACAGCCGGCTATGGCCTCGCCGGTGGCACGATCACAAGCTCTGGCACCCTATCGCTGGCAACGGATGCGCCCTTAGACCCCTATCGCAATCGGTTGGTAAACGGGGATTTTGTCGTCGATCAGCGGGATACCGCGACGTCAGCGGCGAGTGTGAGTTCGACCACGAAGGTCTACGGCGTCAGCCGGTGGTTCGGCATCGGGGTGGGTTCTGCTGGCGTCTTCACGATGGCGCAGGAGGCCGACAGCACCTACCCGGGGCAGTATCGCCTCAAGGTGGCGTGCACGACGGCCGACGCTTCGATCGCGTCCGGCGACCTGTACTATGTCGCGCAGCGCCTCGAAGGGCCGATGGTCCGCGACTTCCTGATCGGCACGGCGAACGCCGTTGCAATCACGATCAGCTTCGAGGTCGAAAGCACGACCACGGGCACCTATGGCGTCTCGCTGCGAAACAGCGCGGCAAACCGGGCTTACGTCGGCACGTTCGCCGTATCCGTGGCCAACACCCGCGAGGCCAAGACGGTCACGCTGACCTTGGACACGTCCGGCACGTGGCTGACGGCCGCCGGGACGATCGGGCTTGAGCTGGCGTTCTGCCTTGCAGGAGGTGCCACGTATCAGGGCACGGCGTCGACCTGGGGCTCATCGAACATCTACACGACCAGCGGCCAGGTCAATTTCATGGCCGCGAACACGAACGTCATCCGCTTCCGCAACGTCCAGCTCGAAAAGGGAAGCACGGCGACCGCGTTTGCAGTCCGTCCGCTCGACGAAGAACTTCGCCTCTGCCAACGGCTCTACTACCGCTGGGGCTATGAGAACGCCGACCCTGGCACGGGCTTCCGCATGTTTGGGAACGGCGGGACCGGCGTTTACGAAGGCCAAACGATCCGGCATCCGGTCACCATGGCTAAAGTGCCGACGATGGCCAAGGTCGGCACGTGGACCGCGACCAACTGCGGCCAGCCGGCGCTCAGCGATGTCAGCACGCAAAGCGCGAACGTGTTTTTCCAGGTCACGTCGGCAGGTTCGTTCGACTGCTACCCGGACAGCGCCGGCGACTATATCGAGGCGGATGCCGAGCTATGACCATGACACGCGCGATCATGCTTGTGTGCGGGGCTGGCGCGATCGCGCTTGGCGTCGCTCAATGCGTCGACAGCACGACCCCGAACGAGCCTCCTAAGCGCAAGGCGGCATGCTTCATTCGCATGCCCGACGGTCACGGCCTCCCGATCTACGACGCGGAGCAGTGCGGGCCCAATACGTGGACGCCCAAAGGCGAATAGGCTAGCCCTGAAAGCCTGCACGGAGGGGTACTATGAAGCTCACGACACAACAGATTCTGCGCCTTGTGGAGGCCTTTCAGCACTTCGACCAGGCGCCGCAGATGCACGACGGCAAGCCCACGCGCGAGCCCTACAAGCTGGCCGGCACTGTGCGCATGGCAATGGCGCGCAACATAGCGAAGCTGGGGGAGGTCTTCGGCGCCTATCAGAAGGCGCGGAACGGCTTGATCTACGAGCACGCGGCCGCCGGTGGCAACACGGTTGCCGCGGATCGGCTGGCCGACTACGAGCGGGCGCACGCGGAGCTTCTCGAAAGCACGCACGAAATCGAAGTGATCCGCCTATCAGAGGCGAACTTGCAACTCGACGTTAACGAGATCCCGGTGAGCGTTCTCGCGGCGTTGATCCCGGTCATGCGTGAGGTGGGGCTAAGTGCTGTCGCCGAGGCGGCGTAGCGAGACCCGATAGGACTGATCCAGGGCGCCCACGGGGCGCCTTTTTGATTCGCGGAGGGCGCATGGATCGCTTCGCTGAAGTTCTGCCCGTGACGCTCGTCTACGAGGGCGGGTATTCCAACCACGCGGCAGACCCTGGCGGGCCGACAATGCGCGGCGTCATTCAGCGCGTCTACGACGGCTATCGGGACGGCCGCGGCGCCCCCCGTCAGTCGGTGCGCCTGATCAGCAATCAGGAGCTCGTCGAAATCTACCGCATGAACTACTGGAACCTCGTGCGCGGGGACGAGCTCCCCGCGGGCGTCGATCTGGCGGTATTCGACTTCGGGGTGAACAGTGGGCCCGCCCGCTCGATCATGGTGCTGCAGCGGGTGCTGGGCCTGCGCGAGGACGGCTTTCCCGGCCCCGTGACCCTGGCGGAAGCGCGCCGGCGCGATCCTGTGGTGCTGATCCACGCCTTCATGGAGGCCCGCCGCCGCTTCCTGCGCGGGCTGACCACCTTCCGCGTGTTTGGCAAGGGCTGGATGAGCCGCTGCGACGCGATCGAGCGCACCGCGCTGGCGGCCGTTGGGCATGCCGCGCCGGGGCCGGTGGCGGCGGGGCCGTCCGTCCTCCCCGACGCCGACGCGCAGAGTGAAAGCCAGGGCAGGGCGTACGCCGAGGCGCCTCAGCCGCCTGTCGGGACCGAGCTCACGCTTGCCAGTGGCGGCAGCACGTCGATGGCCTACGCCGCCCCAAACGTCATCGCCCGCGCCACGGCTGGCGGTTCTTTCAGCGTCCGTCTTTTGCTCCTCGCCCTGCTGTCCGAGCCTCTGTTCTGGGCCGGCATGGTGACGCTCTGGGGCGCCATCGCAGTCTGGATCTACCGCAGGAGGCACGCCGCATGAACCTATTCACAGGCATCCTGTCCGCCGCCTGGTGGACGCAGAAGGCAACCAGCGTGCCGATCGTCGCGCTTGCGGTGGTCGGCATCATCTCAGCAGCCCTTGTGAGCGCCGCCGGCGGCCTGTGGTGGCTGCGGGACAACGCCAAGGCCGAGGAGCGCCAGGCCTGCGCCCTGGCCCAGGCGACGGCCAAGAACGATGCCGAGGCCGAACTCCGCAGGCGCGTGCGCGCGGCCGAGGATGCCGGGGTGCGCAACCGCAACGCGCTCGTCGCTGAGATCCAGGCTGCGCGCGAGCGGGCCGAGGAGCTTGAGGTTGCCCTCGCGAAGGTACCCAAGGCGCAAATCTGCTACCCGAAAGACATTGCTCGGAGGCTCAACAATGGACGTTAAGCGACCCGCCATCGCCATCTGCATCGTGTTCGTGGCCGTGGCCCTCTTCATGCTGGCCGGCTGTGTGAAGGACCCGCCGCCGACGCAGTTCGTCACCGTGAGCCAGCCGGAGCTGCCGGCCGAGTGCTTCGCGCCGTCGCCCGCAGTCCCGCGTCTACCGGATGCCGATGTCGACAGCAATGCGGCTGCGCGCGATAGCGAGAAGCTGGGGCTAGCCCTGAGGCTGGAACGCGCGAGCCGCCGCGCCTGCGCCGATCGGCTGCGGGCGCTCTATCCCCCGGAGAAGAAGTCATGACGGCAGAAAACTGGAAAGCGCTGGCGGCCGCCGTGGTCGCCGCGCTGATCGGCGCCGGCGGCACGCTGGGCGCTCAGAAGATTGCCACACCATCGCCCGTTGCGTCCGCGTCTCAGCAGCTTCAGCTCGTCGAAGGGATGACGGGCCTGTGCATCCGCGTTGAACGCACGGGGACGGCGAAATGAGCGACATCGCCACCTTGGCCGGCGAGCTACGCCGGCACGATGACGACATCCGCGACATCCGCAAGCAGCAAGAGACGATCGTCAGCGAGATCAAGACCATCGGCACGGCGGTCTCGAACGTCGCCTCGTCGCTGACCGAGATGCGCGCGCAGAAGGGCCCGCCCTGGCATCAGATCATCTCGACGGGCACGCAGGTCGTGATCGTGATCGGCGCGATTGTGTCAGGCATCGTCTACATCGCGAGCAACGGGCAGAGCCCGCAGCAGCATGCGATAGACAAGCGGATAACCGGGCTCGAGTGGAAGCAGGACAAGACCGACAGCGAGATCCGGCGTCTTGATCGGGCAATGGGGTGGAAGCCGACAATCACCCTAGCCGACTAAGTTCCTCCAGCCGCCGTCCATCCCCGTTCGGTCGGCCAACTCCCCGCGGGCCTTCTGGCTCGCGGGTTTTTTTGTGCCCGCAGCAGGTCGGCCTCATGTGTGCGGTTTTGGGAACGGCTTTTTTGCGCCGCAGATTGAGCAGGTGTCGTAGTTGTGGTGCGGCATCTCCCAATGCCAGTCATGCCACCCGAACGGCGATAGAAGCCAATGGAGAAGGCGAAACATCGTGGGCGTCTCCTTCACAAAATTGCAGCGGTCAAATCCGGGTCTTCTTCCTTACCCGGGTCGTCGTGCGGTCCATAGTAC